CCTCCATCTGTTAATTCATTTACTACGTCCCATGGGGTAGGTTTTACATCACGAACTGCTTCTGAATATCTATCTTCTATCGCTGTAATATATTCATGGCCGATATCTCTATCTGTACCAGATTTCATAGCATTATCTATCTGAGCTTTAATATCTTCATACCTGCCATGTTTTAATAATTCCACAGATGCTAATATTGCTTTTTTGATTTCTTGATTCTTACAAAATTTTAATACTTCAGTTTTTATAAAATCAATGTCATCAGCTTGCACAAATCTCATTGCATCTTTAAGATGTTGCAATATTTGAGTTTTTAATACATCTTGGTCAACTTCTTCAATTTTTACTTTGAATACTTCTAAGGATGGGGGTGTCTTATATTCTTTATGATAATCTAATACATGTTGAATAATCCATTGATTAGCTTCTGATTCAAAATATGATGGAATTAATATATCTGATATCTGATTTAGAAATGATTTATCAGTTAATAGCGCGGTTATTATTTTTATCTGAAATGAATATCCGTAATTTGCTAGTCTATCTGTCATTTAATAAATATATGAAAATTATGTCGGAAATCCTAATCGTTATTGTGCATTTTTGCATACGCATTAAGCGATGCAAATGCTGCCAGAAATGAATCAACATCCTTGATAACAGAATACATTTTATCTTGCATAAACATTTTTTTGAATTCCAAGATATTTGATTCATTGATATTAGTATCTAATCTATCAATTACATTTAATTTAATATTTCCGGACATGTCTGTATCCTTGAGTTGCATTAATTTATCATTTAAATATAATTGTGATTCAGCAGAACTTATTTTTTCAAACATTTTTGCTTTTGGTTGTTCCTGTTGTTTATCGATTGATTCCTTAACCACTCGATCAATAGTATATGGCTGGTTCGCGAAGTCCGGAAAATGTTTTAAAATAGTTTTTAGTCCAACTCCTTTAACTCCTGGTATATTATCTGATGGGTCTCCAATAAATGTTCTATACAGCAAATAATTTTTTGGGATAAAACCAAATTCTTCTTTCATTACATCTGGTGTATAATATATTTTTTTAATCGGGCTCCAAACTGATATTCTATGGTTAACTAATTGCAGGAAATCTCTATCAGTGCTAACTATTTCTACCTTTTCATTATCTTTAGTAAAAACTTCATTAGCAATATATGCTATGATATCATCTGCTTCGACACGATCGACGGCCATTAATGTTACTGGTAGGTAATCTAAATATTGAGCTAACCGTGTATATTGTCGACGCATACTAGCATGTTCATCATCAGCAGTCTCAAACTCATTATACCTGTTAAATTTGGTTTTTACTGCTCGGTTACCTTTATAATCTGGAAATAGTTTTCTACGACGTTGACTGCCGCCTTTTCCATCAAATATGATTATACATCTAGTAGGCTTAAATCTTTTTATGACACTAGCTATACTTCGTAAAAATCCTGTTACACCACCAATATGATCACCGTCATCATTAAGGGCTGGTACGGCACTAAACACACGAATGAAGGTGTTCAGGCCATCGAAAAGTAAAACTCGATCATTTACTCCCTTTACCGGAACACCTTCTGTATGTTCTCGAATTACATCTTTAAAAAACTTTTGGTAGCGATCATTCATCCCTCAGAATTTATAACTTCTGCATCTACTATCACATCATCAATACCAATATCTTCACCGGGTTTATATCTTAGAATATAACTATCACAAATCTCTTTGTATATTAATTCTTTCAACTCGGCATCATCTTCTAGCTTCTTTTCAAAATCTTTGCTTAAGAATTTTATAACCTCACCAGTTTCTTTATTAGTATATGAATACCAGGCACCTGCCTGTCCTACTAATTTATGATCTTTCATAACATTTAGCCATCCACCAAAATTATCAATTCCAGATTCAAAGTAAATATCATAATCGACAGTTTTTAATGGCGGACCCATTCTATTCTTGATTACTTGACATCTAGTTTTGATACCAATTGTCTGATCAATGCCATCTTTTTTCACTTTGATCTGTCCGACTGATTTTAATCTCAATCTAACTGATGAATGAAATGGAATTGCTTTGCCACCTGATGTTGTCCATGGATCTCCAAATGCTACACCTAACCTACTTCGTAACTGATTTGTAAATAACAAACATATACGTTGTCTACCAATCATATTGGTAATTTTGCGCATACCTTTTGATAGGATGATGGCTTTACTTGTTGCCCAACCATCTTTATCATAATCAGCTGCCTGTTCAATTTTTGTGGAAGCACCCATAACTGAGTCTACCACTATTGTAACCAACCGGTCTTTATTAGATTTTCTTACTGATTCAATGATACTTTCGATTGCCTCAAATATATCTTCAATATTATCTAAAGGCACATAAAGCATCTTTTCTAAATCTAATCCAATTGCTTCTAAAAATTCTCGGGAAACAGCATTTTCTGTATCTATATAAACTGCAAGGCCTCCACTCTTTTGAGTATTGGCCAATGCATGTGCTGCTAATAATGATTTTCCGGAAGCTTCTAGACCTGTTATTTCGGTTATTCGTCCAACAGGAAATCCACCGTTAGGTCGATTTGATATTGCAAGATCTAACATACTAGAACCTGTACCTACCCAGCCTTTTACGTCTGAAGGCGCTTGAGTGTCACCATCAAGAAAATAAGCCACTTTATAATTATTGTTCTTAAATTTCTTGTTTAGATCATCGGCTAAATCAGAGGCCAGTTCGTCGACTAGCTCCTTTTTTGTCTTTGCCATTAAAAACCTTTATTTAATTGTTAAATAATTCATCAAATGCAGATGATACATCATCTACTTTACTTACACCTTCAGCAACTGGTTCCTTTTTCTTTTCAACTTTAGCAGTATCAGTAGGTGTTGATTCTGTTTCAGCACCATCTGGATTCAACCAATCTTGCAATGCTTGTTGCAAATCTTCGTAAGATGGTTCTTTGAAAATACTAGTAACATTTGGTTGATTTTGTGCTACTTGTTCAGCAACATTTTTATCATCAGTTACTGCAGTTTGATTAGGTTTTACTCTAATAGCAGTTTTAGGAAATCCACCACCTTCTGCAGGCGTAAATTCCACTACAACATCTCTACCAGATACTGGGTCGGTGATATCACCATAATCAGGATCGGCAATAATGCCTAAAAGCTCTGTGTATACAGTTTTTCCAAATCCCCAGAACTTAACGCCTTCAGATTCTTGTCCTCTTACTACGACTGGAACATAAGTTCTTAGTTTTGGTTCTAATGATTTACCTAATTTCCAATCATCTGAATTTCCGGAAGATTTTAGTTTTTCTGCGAATTCCATTACTGGATCTGGCTTACCATATGTTACCGGTGAAAGATAATTCCTCTTTGCTAGGTTATAATGAAAGTACAGTTCAATGAATGGATTGTCTTTGTTATGTTGATAAGGTACTATTCTTATCACCTGTTTACCTGGTTCAGGTTTCCAAAGATTATTCTGTTTTGTTGTTTGATTTTGAAGTTGAGTTAACTTCGATCGGATTGCATCTAAATTAATAGCCATTTTTTTTCCTTTTTTAAGTTGTTAATTAATAATATTTAAATATAATAAATTTTTTTCAAAGAACCAAATGTTTTATGAAAAAAGTTTAATTTGTTATTTTTTATTTGTTACTATATAAATATGATTGACAAATGCCAAACATTAAGTTTTAAAGATATCTGTTAATAAAATCAGCTATGTTTTTCTTTTCTTCAGGCGTATATATGTTAAGCCTACCGGAAGGTAACACGTCCTTGTTGATTCTAGACTTAAACCTACCTGATAGAAATCTCTCTAGAGGGGCTATGATATTTTTATTCTTTGGTAATAACCGATCGTCCCACATTTGGTCAAATGCTTTTTCATCCTTTTGTATCGCGTTAAGTGCTATAGTAGCATCATCTGTATCTTTCCTACGGGTAGCACCAGCTTTTCTAGCAGATCTGAGATCGGTATAAACTGGAGTATCTTTCCAATCATCAGCATCATCTGCAGGTTCTTCATCATCAGAATACGTACGTAGAAAGTCAGCTAATGATTTCCTTTCTTTAGACGTAAGTTTTTCGTTATTTAAGAATTTATCGTAAAGAACTTTCGTTGCTGCATTTGCCGGCAAGTCTAGGTCATTATTTAAATCTTCAAGAGACTGTTCGCCTGCCTGATATACAGTGCCATATGATATGTCAAGTTCATCTTCATTGAGTGGCAATTTTCCTCCTATTCGTTTAAAGGTTTCTAATAAAGGTTTTAGTCGTATCATACTATTTTTATAAAGTTAATATCGTTCCATAACCTCTCGGCCCATGAATCTTCATCCGAGTCTATAACCGGTTGATCTTCATCAGAAAAACTATTATCTTTAAAATATTTTCTAATAGCTTCTTGAGTAGTAGCTCTTAATTTATTATAAGCAGGCTCATCTAATTTTTCTAGATTACCTAGGTCCTGCATTTTTGTCATATCTGTTAATATTTTAATATCAATCTTATATCGGCTTTTAAGTAAGGAAACTAATTTTTTTATATGCTTTTCTGGATATGCTGACCATTCTAGAATGTGATATACTGTACCTAATATAACGTCGCCTAATCTGTACCCGGCACTAAATGTTTCTTTATCATCCTGGTAGAATGGATCATATATATCTTCCCGCTTCACTTCGGTTATGGGAAGCTTCCCTCCTATCCTTTTGAAGGTTTCTAGTAATGGTTGGTTTTTCCTTTTCATATTTATATTAATTTTAATAATCCTCGTCTTCCATGGTATATCCTGCAGCATTGAATGCATCCAATATTGCACCATACAGGCCATATGCATCCAATTCTTCAAGATTTTCATCTGCTATATGGATGGTAGTTCCGCCATCATATGTTTCTAAGGCCCAATCAACTGTTTGGCCTCCTATGGTAAATGTTCCAGAACCTTCTCGGTCCCTACCATCTACTGAGCCGTCTTTAATTTCAACTGCTTTGGCTAGTTGTGTATCCGATAGCTTTTCTGCTGCATTATCTAATGCCATTATGAGATCTTCTGATTCATTTAAATGTACTTTTCCTCCTATTCGTTTGAAGGTTTCTAATAATGGTTGTCTTTTCCTTTTCATGACTGTACTTTTTTTTAATAAATATGGTTAAATATCTATTCTTCTATATAATTCTAATTTAATTCTTCTCAACGCATCACCATTAGTTAGTAATAATGAATTCTGATATAAATTCCATTCTATAATAAATGTTTTGTCCAAAAGACCATTATTTGCTTTTCTAATTATTGCATTTAACGCATTTACCGTATACAATGTATTTGTTTCTTTCTTCCGATGTATTAATATTGTACTTTGTGCTTTATTGAAATCATCATATGCTGCTACATTATATGTACAATATAATTCATTAGGGTCATCTGCGTTATTAAACACAAATATTTTTCGTTCCGGTAATGTATATGTTTTTTCAATGTAATCTGCAATTAATGCTAAATCTTTACGATGAGCAAATGTACATAATAAATGTGTTCTTTCCAAAATTCATTCTCCTAGCTTTGATCGGAAATAAAGGGGTATTTTCCTAGGTTAGCGACCTTTTCTTTATATCTAAACCTATAATTAGATTTTGTAACATTTGTTGTAGCAAACATTTCAGCTGTTCCTATATGTGGTGTCGTGTCACCCTTATAATAATATATTAATCCTAATAGTTTTGCAAAAAACCCTTCCTTTATCTCATTAAGCTCTTCAATAAATATCCCGGGATTTCTAATTAAATCAAATCGTT